GGTGCGCAGAGTCGCGGGGTGCATAAACTCAGTTTTTCTATTATTCATTATTGTGAATTTACAATTCAGGTTCTTGATGTTATATTTATTAGCATCATTAACATTAAATTATAAGTTGAAATGCTCAAGTCAGGTTGTGAAAACCCTAAAAAAATTAGGAAGTTATGTGAAATCGTGGGTTTTACTAGTGATAATATTGTAGATGCCTTGGTTGAGTATTACACATATGACAATATTAATTTAACGAAAACAACCAGTTCTAACTTCTACCGGGCTAAACGTAAATTAATGCGATTAGAGAGATTGATAAGAGAGAGTAATGAACCCTAGCATTCCTACCCCTAACATCCCTACTGTCATAAGTCAAGATGTTGTAATTGAAGATTTAAAAATAAAAAAAATAAAAAAAAAGGGAGAGTTTGTTCCTACTTCTGTTTTGGCTGACCTTTTTGGTGTATCAACCACTACCATCTTGGCTTGGAAAAAGGCGGGAATGCCTTATCATGAAACAGCAAAGGGTATGAGGTTTAATTCTTCAGAATGTATAACGTGGAGGATAACCACGGGTGAAAATTTAGTTAGGGAGTCACTTGAACCTTTAATTCCAGAGGAGACAATGAGCCTAGAGGAGGCAAGAAGAAGGAAAGAGGCAGCCCTAGCTTTAACAGCTGAATTAGAATTGGAAAAAAGAAGAGAGAGGGTTGCTAACATTGAGGATTTAATGAACATATTCAAAGATGCTTTGGTTGGGGTGAGAGCCAAATTGGTCGGGATGCCGAATCGGGTATCTGGTATATTATCTCATCAAGAGTCCTCTGAAATAACGAGAATATTAGATTTGGAAATCAAAGACATGTTAATTGGTTTAAGTGATTATGACGGTTAATGTTTTAGAGACTAGTGATTCGGCAAGGAAATCAATTGCCAATTTAATGAAAGAAGCATTTAAAAAATGTTTGTCACCACCACCAAAGTTAAATTTGGTTGAGTGGGCAGATCGTTACCGATTTTTGCCCGATAACAGCGCCGAATCTGGTCGCTGGAAAACTGAAAGGGTGGAGGTCGCTAGACAACCCATGTTAAGCGTTACTGATCCATTGGTGCAAGAAGTGACTGTGATGTGCTGTATTCAGTTGATGAAAACCGAATTGATGCTTAACACGGCGTTATATTACATGCACCAAGAGCCTTCACCAATTTTATATTGTGCCCCTAAAAAAGACATGGCAGAGGCTTGGTCTAAGGAAAGACTGGTCAAAAGTGTTAATGCTACACCAGTTGTGGCGGATATTTTCTCTGACAATCGTAGGGGGGAAGGTAATACGATTACTCAGAAGCAGTTTGTGGGGGGGCAGATCTCTATCGTATCAGCCAGAAACCCCGCTGATTTAGCAATGAGAGCGGTTAGGATATTATTGTTCGATGAGTGTGATAAATATCCTGCTAATGCGGGAGCGGGTGAAGGCGGTTCAGGTGGTGAAGGTGACCCTATTGCTATTGCTTGGGGTAGAGCGACAACTTATGGTAAAAGAGCAAAAAAAATAACAGCTTGTTCACCTACCGTAGATGGTAAGTCAAGAATACAAAACGAATATTTAAAATCCAACATGTGTGTGTTTAACCAAAGGTGCCCACATTGTAATCATTGTAAAGTATTAAGTTGGTTAGATGTAAAAATACCAAGAAATAAGAACAAAGAATTTATCCACAATAAAGCGGTGATAGTGTGTAGCGAGTGTGGTGCTATTTGGTCTGAGTCAGACCGATTGAAATCAATTAGAGAGGGTTATTGGGAGTCATTGAGACCGGAAATAACTTATCATCATGGTTATAAGGCAAGCGCATTGGTGTCACCGTTTTTATCAGTTAAAGATTTAGCTAAAGAGTTTTGTAACGCACAGTCTAATCCAGAAGCGTTGAAGGCGTTCTATAACACGCGGATGGCTGAACCATGGAAAGAAGTTGGAGAACAACCAGATTGGCGAAGACTTTATGAGAACCGTGAATCATACCCGATGAAAGAAATACCTGACGGAGCATTAATTTTAACGGCTGGATTTGACATACAAAAAGATTATTTTGTTTATGAGGTTGTCGGATGGGGACGAAAGAAAGAAAGTTGGTCAATTGATGCGGGAATGATACAAGGTTCTATTGAAACCGAAGAGGGTAAAATTGCACTGACTAACTTCTTGGATAGAACCTATGCTAACTCAAAAGGGGTTATGGTGCCGATTATGAAGGCGTGCATTGACTCTGGGTATAATACTCAAGAGGTCTATTCTTTTTGCCGACAATACGGATCAGATCGAGTGGCGCCTATTAAAGGTGATGATCGGTTAAGTTCAATCATTGGTACACCGAGACCCGTAGACGTTACGATTGACGGGAAACGTTTTAGTCGGGGGATAATGCTTTGGCATGTTGGTTCGAGTGTTATTAAAGAACAATTATACAGATGGTTGACGACCAAAAGACCCACCGACGACGAGTTGAAAGAAAATAACCGATATCCGACTGGGTATTGTCATTTTCCTCAATACGATGAAGAATTTTTTAAACAATTGACGGCTGAACAATATGTAAAACAGACAGATAAGAAGGGTTTTTTTAAGTACGTTTGGGAAAAAACAAGGAAGGATAACCATTATTTAGATTGTCGGGTTTATGCGAGGGCGGCATCCACCATGCTACAGATGGATAGAATGATTGAGGCTGACTGGGTTGATCTGGAAAAGATTTGGTTACCTGATCCAAGTCGGGTTGACACTCATGTGACTTTGAATGATAATGGAATTAGACGTGATAGAATGCGTAAAGGTACGTGGATTAAGAGGCGGTGATTGAATGGCTACACAATTACAATTGGACGAGTTAGAGTCAGCTTATTCTCAAGGAGTCTTAAAGATAAGAGAAGGTGATACTTGGGTAGAGTATCAATCGATGAAAGACATGCGAGTAGCGATAAATGACATGCGTGCAGAATTGACGGGTATTAAACCTGTTACATTAACCTACCCCACCATTGGTAAAGGTTATTAAATGGCTAACCCCATAGATAACATTGTCAACTTTTTCAACCCTTCAGCGGGTTTAAAGAGAACGCAAGCTAGAATTACGCAAGAGTTAGTCTCACGTAAATACGATGTTGCCAGTCAAGGACGAAGAAATAAAAGTTGGTTTAGACCAACCAGTAGTGCTGCACAAGAAGTCAGTGGTGCTTATAAGTTATCAGCGGCCTCTGCTCAGGAATTGTGCAGAAATAACCCTTTAGCTAATAGAATTAAGAAGGTTTGGGCTAACAACGTAGTTGGAGCGGGTATCACTTTAGATGTTCGTGCAGAGAAAAAAAACAAGAAAAAACGAGATTCATTTAATAAAGCCTGGTTAAAATGGGCAGAAACTACAAATTGTGACGCTGAAGGGCACAATAATTTGTATGGGTTACAGTGGTTGTGGGCGGCTACGATTGTAGAAAGCGGAGGAGTGTTCATTGTCAGTAAGATTAACCCGGCTTTAGACTTCCCTTTACAATTGCAAACCTTGGAACAAAACAGGCTGGATTCAAGTAAAAACTCTCAAGGTGATGAACCTGTTATAGATGGTATTCATTTTGATAAACACGGTCAAATCAAAGGTTACTGGTTTTTGACAGATTCAACCAATACTTTAATGGGTCAAACACCTAAGTCTGAATATGTTGATAAAAAAGATGCTGTTCATCTTTTTAGAAAAGAAAGAGCTGGGCAGCATTTAGGGATGACTTGGTTTTCTTCAAACGCCACCACCTTGAAAAACAATGACATTTATGTTGACGCGAAACTGATGCAACAACAGATTGCAGCCTGTTTTGCGGTGTTCTTTGAGGAAAGTTCCAACGCTTCTGGGTTGACGTCAGTGTCTGACGTATTACCTGATAGTATTGAACCCGCGATGATTGCTAAATTAAAAGCAGGCACGAGTCCTTATACGGTTACTCCACCTAAAGCGGATAACTCTTCATTGTTTGATACCTCATTAAGACGAGATATTGCGGTTGGTTCAGGCGTAACTTATGAACAGTTGACGGGTGACTATTCCAAGGTTAATTTTGCTTCTGGTCGAATGGGTAGAGCTGAGTTTCACATTGAACTGGATTACTTTCAAAACATCTTACTTAAAGTTGCCTTGAATCGTGTGTTTCGTTGGTTTGATGACTTATACCAAATTAAATACGGTAAAAGTGAGTTCAATCCTTTTTGGATCTTCCCCACAAGGAACGGTGTAAACCCACAAGAAGACTTAGATATCATTTTGACTAAAGTTAGAAACGCGATCATGAGTCCTCAAGAGGCAGTTCAAAAATTAACGGGTCATAATCTTGAAACAGTGTTAACACAGTGGGAAGATGCCAAACAGATGTTTGGGCAGTTGCCGTTTGATATTGATCCCGCTGTATTTGCATCAACAGGCAATCAATTAAACATAAACACCGCTGCTAGTGATAACATCCCTTCACCATCCTCCACTAAAAAAGGCCGAGAGGCAGAGGATCCTGATATTTTTACCACACTGGCTGAACAGTTGGCTGTAGAATTGGCTAATGATAAGTCAAGGGAATAAGTTACAACTAATCACATTAGCTACTGCTATATTAGCTAGACGTAGAACGCTGGTTGCAGGTCGAGATGGTCGAGATGCACCCACGTTAGATGATTTAACAGGGGTCATACGTTCTCTTATTCCTGCACCGATAGCGGGTAAAGATGGTCGANANNNTCGACAGATTGGGAACTCAGAGGATTAATTAAACCACTCATTCCTGAACCAATCAGAGGTAAAGATGCGCCAAGTATTGATGAGATTGTTAAAAAGGTTTTAAACAAGATAACCTTACCTGAAGACGGTAGACCACCTAGACATGAGGTTAAGAATAAGAAAATTAGATTTAAACAACCGAATGGTGATTGGGGTCAATGGTTAGATTTGGGTGGGCAAAACGTATATATAACCAAAACAGTGGAATCAACACACAGCTCTACATGGGCGGACAACGAACAATGGGTGGATTAAATAAATGGTAAGTTTAGATCTCTTTAATGGTATTGGTACGCATGGTGACATGCGGGTAAAAACCAACGATGCGATTAACACGCTTAACGCTAGTAAAGTAGACACTGTTGCCGGTAAAGGTTTATCCACCAATGATTACGATAATGTTGCTTCTGCCAAGGTATC